GTGTATATTTCCTTTGTTCGATTTGGTGTGGAAGTGGCCTGATAGGACCATTTCAAACCGTTCAAAAACAGAAGGTTCCATTCCACCCTTGTTTACGACTCCGGGCATCAGGTTGAAGCCATTGAGCTCCAAGTGTCCACACAAGATGTCTGCTCGACAGGTCTTGATGAAATTCATGCTTTCGTCGTGATTTTCTTTAGTGATCCATGGCAACATGGCGAACTTCGTTCCACCATACTCCAACACCTTCGCCTTGTTGATGATGTTGATCTCGTTCACGAAGAAGCCAAGAGCTTCTTTCAGTGAGTTGACATCGTTGGTGTTTTTGAAGTACGTATCGTGATTGCCTGGAATGATGTCCATAATCATCTTCCGTTCACGCATTGGTTCAAGGAAGTTCTTCCGATTGTTGTGCAGCGCTTTGATGTTTAGCTGCTTGCGGTTGTCGTAGTAGTCACCCAAGTGTAGAATTTGAGTGATACCATGCTTGTCGCAGTAAGGGAAGAATACTTCTCGATAGAACTTGGCAGCGTTTTCTAGGAAGATGTCGGACGAATTTCGAATGCCACAGTGTGTGTCATTGAGAATTGCGATCTTCATGCTTAATTGGCCTCATATCCATCACATCGTCGTAAAGTTGACCTTTATCGACCATTTTTGTATCGTATGTATTTATAAGGTGTAGCACACGATTGAACGCATGCCACTGACCTTTTTCAAATTCATCGGTTGTTGTGCTTTTCATCGATTTTCTTATGAAGTATGTCGGTAAACTGCTCATACTCGCCAGTGCATGCGATTCCAAGATGGGTGCAAGTCATGATCACGTTAGCTCTGCGAGCATATTCCGGATCGACATAGACAACAGTAGACTTCGGATTTCTGCCGCCATATACACCAAGCTCAAGTAGAGTGATTGGTGACATCGTGTCTTTTGCGAAGTAATAGACGTGAATGTCGGCGAGGTCTTGCATCTCCAATTCCCACTTAACCTGTTGATTAAATTGAGTTCCGTACGATGGTGATTGTGTCCATGACGAATCCCAATCATCTCGACGAGGGTTCATGAAAATGACTCTCACGTCTTTGAACTGATCGATGACGCGATCTTGCCACATTTCAGCTTTACCCATTTCAATCGACCCTCCAAGGAAGACCGTTGTTCGAGCGCGATAGGTGAACTCAGAGTCTTGGTCGTAAATGCTTTGAACCGGCTTGATTACTTTTGCGGTCATTTAGTAATTCTCTCTTCAATGTCAGTCATCGATATAGCCTTCTAAGTTCGAGTCGGCAAGCTTTTTCTTTCGCTTCTTCGGCTCGGTTGTTGTAACAGTCTCACTGGAATCGTGAGTCGGGTCGGCTGCATGTGTCCATTGATCTGCTCTGCTTTTGAGAGTGTCAACGTAATTTGCAATTGAACTTGTTTCGGCGGCGGATGCGTCTGCACTAGTGTATGCATATCCAGATACGCCTGCAGTCCTCATATATTTCTTCTTGATTTCAGACTGCTTTTTCTCTTTGTTGATACGCCGTAGAAAGGCGTAGTACGATATTGTGGTGAAGTATGAGAACGCATTGGGTTTACCCGTACGCGTAGCTGCATCGATGTTGTAGTTACCAATAGCTTTAATGCAATTTTCGACTGCGTCAAGCACCATATCTTCTCTAAATGAGTATGAGATGAATTGGGGTTTGCGAGACAGACCTTCTGAAATTTTCATGAAGCATTCGGCAATATAGTTGGTGATTACTGGTCGTTCATCACCGGCCTCATCGGCCTTATTTACACTATCAACGAATTCAACTACGGCTTGAGAAAACTTCGCATTGTTCACATAATGCACTGATTTCTTTTTAGCCATGAGTGTTTGTATCTCCTTCAATTGAATACAATCCATTGTATCATAAGTTATTGCACTTGTACACTAAATTGTGGTGGTGTGATATAAATGTAACACTCTAACTTTTTTTTCAGAAAGTGTCACGAAGTAGGTCAAAACGTTATATATTCTTAAGTTACTTGAGGAAGCACAGAAATACACAGAGACTGCGTGTTACGTGTTACGCTGATCCTACTGTTTTCATTCCCAACAGCTGCATGTCGTCAGAATCAAGATCATCATACGACTGACTGACTGGCATGATATCACTCTTGAGATAGTTCAGATTGGCCCAATACATGTCTTCAACAGATTTTGATGGATCAATCATCGAAAGAATATGACCGGTATGCATAGACGTAACACATCGTGCATCCGTTGGTGGTTCATACTGATTCAAAAACATCGCCTTAATATTGAACATCGTCTGAGTGTCGATAACTTGATCGTACTCATTGCGTGTGTGATGTGTGTAACGATGGATTTCGAGAGGATCAACTACGACGTACGATGATCCAGATCTTGTCAACTGAGCCAAGATTTCTGCTCCATTGACGGTTACGATTTGTTGTAGTTTCATTTCATTTTCACCTTATGTGTTTCATACTTGAATTGTTCTTCATCGTAAATGTTTCGACGAACTTCACCATGTTTCCATGCGTAGTTGGTTTTGCTACTCTTTCGAAGGTCATCGATCATGTCGTAAAGGGTAGAATCGACACCATTGTCTGACTGACGAAGAGTTCGACCGATGGACTGGAGGACTCGAATTTGAGCCTTAGATGGTGTCGTGAAGATCATGTTATGCAGATTCTTGATATTTGTACCTGTAGAAAATACCCCATCAGATGCAACAATCTTGGCATTCTTTTGCGTTTCTACGATGCGTCGAATAGCTTCACGGTCGTCGGTATGAGTGGCACCAGCTACGTAGAAGACTCGATCTTTGGACTTATCCTTGATCATCTCGTATAGCTCTTTGCCATGCTCAATGAACCTGAACATCACGATCGTGTTGCCCTCAAGAGAGCATGCCAGGTTCCGAATGAGTTTGTTTCGATCATCGTTGGTGATCAGCCACTTGATTTCGTCGTGATATTTCAACCCACAAGCGACAGCACGATCTTCTGGGTTGTATTCCAAAATCATTCGCTTGATGTGGAGATCAGCGATCTCCTTCTTGCGCTGAAGTTCGGCGGTGGTTGTAACTCGGATGATCTTGCCAAAGATACCTTCCAACACCATCTCGTGAGTCTTGGAGCCAGACAGCGTACCAGTCGTACCAATTCTGTACTCTGCAAGCTCGGCTTTTTCCATCGCCTTCTCCATCGAGTTAGCGGTGAAGCCGTGTGCTTCGTCTCCAAAAATGAGCTTGAATTGGCGGAACCATGTCTTTGGTAGTTTATATATAGACTGCCAAGTTGAGATAAAAACGCCCTGAAGGATGTTCACCTTCTCCTTTCCGGAATAGATCCGGTGGCAGTTCTCACCCGCATCCCATGAATCATCCTTGGCTGCATAGTCAGCGAAGTCGGAATACATCTGCTCAACGAGAGCTGTGGTAGGAACGATCACGAGGATTCGCTCGTTCTCTTCCAACGACGCTTGAATCCAGCGCAAGATGCAGTAGATGATTAGTGACTTACCCGAAGCGGTAGGAGAGATCAGCAGACAACGTTTTTCAGTCAACGCCTCACAAACAGCATTGAACTGGTAGTCACGAATGGTGATGTCCTTGCCTTTGGAAGAAACCTTGAGGTCTTTGACAAAGTTCCAGATTTCTTGTGGGTCGACTTTGCCCTTGTCTTCGGGTGAACCAAACTCAGGATGTCTCTTGACTGAGATCGGATAGTTACGAGACTTACAAAACTTCTTGAGCTTCCACCACAACCCGGCCGGAATCGACTGAGTGTTATAGTCGAAGATGCGGATCTTTCCATCCCAGAAGCCTTGACGATACTTCGGCATGAACTTGTAGCCCGGCACGAAGAACGAGAAGTGCTCTCGGATCTCCCACAAAATGCCCTTGTCTGTTTCTATTCTGAGCTTCGAATGGCTCATTAATTTAACTGTGATCATTTCGTCTCACGTAAAAGTTCTTTACGCCAGTTCTTGCCAAAGTGATCGTGACTGGGAAACAAGTTCAT